CTTAGAACTTTTGTTCGTAACGATAGAGGGGGAATGTCAGGTTCACCGTTTGATGACCGTGTAATGGCGTTAGCTTTGGCTAACCAGATGAGAAAGTACGCTCATGCTCCTGAGTATGTTGAAAAACATGATGATTATTGGACTGTTGATTGGTTTGCCCGTCTTGCTAACGGTAATAGTGACAAGGCGGATCCTTTCAGAATAGGATCTAGAAGCATTCGTGGGACACCCTGAGGCAATGGGTAGTCGACTTTATTGGAGTTTTGATGGGAAGAAACATCGCTCATACTCCTGGCGGCACTGTAGATGGTGCCAAAGGGAAAAACGCTAAAATGGAGCGGGGTAGCAGTGTGTCTGCTAACCCTATTTGGGAACCAGGTGGTTCACAGTCTCCTAAGCAGCGCATGGACGCAGGCAAATACGCTAACCAAACTGGCGGATATGGCCAAACAGGGGTGCGTAGCACGCCTGGAAATCAGCATGGGATAACTGGCAAAGTAGAACCAGGCAAGCAGCCTGATCTGCGTGGCCACGACGCTGGCTGATTGTGGCGGTCCTACGAGATGGGGCCACGTTTGAAGAGTTCTCTGAGTACGTCATACAACGGCGTGGCCAAGTTCCGCTTGTGGAGCTTAAAGAACTCTATGAACGCCATTTGCGCCTGAAGTCAATTACTGTTTCTACGGGGCAAGGTTACCAGTCGATGCTTCCTCGAGATGAGCAGGGTTTGACGAGACGCGAACGTGAAGCAAAGGTTTACTCTGAGGCTATATCGCAGGGTCGGAACATAGAGAAACTCCCAGAGAAAGCCCAGTTCTAGTATGGCTCGAAAAACACGGCAAGAAAAACTTGAAAGCTACACTGATAAAGTTGATAAGTGTAAACGTTGGCGTGATCAAGAGCAGTACGAGCAAACTTGGCGACGGCTTGTTGACATGTACAAGGGCAAACATTGGCCTTCTACTACGTCAACGAACTCTGATTTAATAGCGGTTAATTTAGCGTTTTCTACGATTAACGTTATTGCTCCAAGTGTTGCTGTTAACTACCCCAAAATTGTTGTTCAAGCAACGAACCCAGAGAACCGTGACAGGGCAGCTTTTGTTGAAGCTGTAGCAAATTATCTTTGGAAACACCATGATTTCAGAACTCCTTTCCGTAGGTCTGTCAAAGATTTCTTGATCTTTGGGCATGGGTGGATAAAAACTGGTTGGAAATTTGTTGAACAAGAACAGCGCATTAGCGACGATGAGCGTGATGGGATGTTCGAATCAGCAATGTTCGAGCTCGACGCATTTGCTACTGAAACTCCCGATTTAGCAGGAGATCTTCCTTCTGCTGGTGACGTTGCCGCAAATATTCCTTCTACCGTTATGCGTGTCGTTGAAGATCAGCCGTTTGTTGAACGAGTATCACCGTTCGATATGTTTGTTGATCCAGCAGCGACTTGCATCGAGGACGCAAAGTGGATAGCCCAACGGATAACTCGTCCTTTGCAAGAAGCAAAAGAAGACCCGAAGTATAAGCCGTCAGCGCGAAGACGCCTTTCAGCAAACGCCGACTACAATTTGAATCAAGATACTTATGCGATGCTTGATGATCGTTGGGAGTTCCTTGAGGATCAAGTAGTTATCTGGGAATTTTACGATATTACGGCAAGCACTGTCGCAGTTTATGCTGAAGGTGGCGACGAGTTCCTTGTGGACCCTGTTGCAATGCCTTACGCCTATGGGCATCCATTTACGATGCTTCGAAACTACGATGTACCAGGCCAGTTCTATCCAATAGGTGATTTGGAATCTATCGAGTCTTTACAATTAGAGCTCGACAAAACTCGTTCTCAGTTGATGAACGACAGGAAGCGTTACGCCAGAAAATATCTTTACCATGAGCGTTCTTTCGGACCTGAAGGCCGCGAGGCTTTAGAATCCGAAGAAGATGGTCGAATGGTTCCTGTTGTAGACGAGAACCGGCCTTTGAATGAAGTTGTTATCCCCATGCCGCAGGTGCCTATCAGCCCTGAAATTTATGCGTATTCGGATATCATCGAACAAGACATAAATACGGTTTCTGGTATTTCAGAGTATGCTCGTGGAGCAATGCCTGAGATACGGCGTACTGCTACTGAAGCGAGCATTATTGCTGACGCCCAGAACGCTCGAGCGGCAGACAAGTTGGCTATTGTCGAAATAGGAATTTCAAGTGTTGCTCGACGTGTCATTCAGTTAATGCAACAGTTTATGACTGGGCAACAAATGGCTCGAGTCACTATTAGTGGCGAAGACATGTTTGTTAATTACTCTCGAGATGACATTGTCGGAGAATACGATTTCTCAGTTCAAGCTGGTTCAACGCAACCCATGAACGAAACAATTAGGAAGCAGCAAGCTATTAGCTTGATGAACGCTATTTCCCCAATGGTTGGCACTGTTATAGATCCACAAGCTTTAGCGGTTCATGTTTTGGAATCAGGGTTTGGTATCAAAGATCCAGAGAAGTTCTTGATGCAAGCACCTGATCAAGCTGTCGCTGCAGAAGAAGGTCAAGTTCCGCCTGAAGGAGCGCCTCCTATGCCTGGTTCTGTGGATCCCAGGGCAATGAATCCGCAAGGTGGGGCGTTCGCTCCCACTGGTGGAATACCTCCTGAGTTGCTAGCGCAACTACAAAATCAGATGGGTATGGATCTTCCAGCACTCTAAGTGGGACACCTTTGCTGTTACGGGTGAGCAACCATTTAGGACTCACAGGAGGGCTTGTGTCCGAAATAGAAGAAATAGCAGCAGAGGAACCCGTCGAATTTGACACTCCTGATGCTGCACAAGAAGTTCCAGAAGAACCTGGTGAGCTTTACACCATCAAGATTGATGGCGAAGAACAGCAGGTCACCTTGGCCGAACTTCAAAACGGTTACCAGCGTCAAGCGGATTATACACGCAAAACGCAGGATTTATCGGCTGAACGTGAACGGCTTCAACAAGCCGAAGCGATTGTTGCTGCTTTGGAATCAGACCCTAAAGCGACTTTGCATGCACTAGCGGAAACGCTAGATGTTTCTCTGGCTTTAGGCGACGATATCGAGGATGACGAATTTCTTGACCCAACGGAAAAGAAACTTCGAGTTCTTGAAGCAAAGATTGAGCAACAAGAAGCTGCAGAGCGTCAGCGATCAGTAGAACGTGAAGTTCTGAAACTACAAGAACAGTACGGAGATTTCGACAAACAAGATCTGTTAAACCATGCGGTTAAAAACAAGATAGCTAATCTTGATGCAGCGTATGCTCACTGGCAGTTCAATAACGTCAAATCAACAGCAGATAAGCTGCAAGAAGAACGCGATATCATAGAAAATAAGCGTTCAGCGGCTGCTGTTGTTACACCTGGCGGGTCAACCCAAGCGGGAACCCAAACTAAAGCTCCGAAAAGTGTTACCAGTATCAGAGAAGCGTTTGCACTGGCAAAAGAACAATTAGGCACTTAACCTTTTAGGAGTAATTCAAAATGGCTGGTAACAGCAATTTCGATGAGATTCTGACTACGACTCTCAACAACTACGTTCCTAAGCTGGTTGACAACGTCTTTTCGGCTCGTCCACTGTTCTATGCGTTGACAAACTCGTCAACAATGCGAACAGTTAGCGGTGGCGCAAAGATTGTTGTTCCAATCATCTATGGCACCAACTCAACCGCTTCTTCGTACAGTGGTACCGACACTATTGACACTGCGGCTCAGACAGGCATTTCCGCTGCTGAGTACGACTGGGGTCAGTATGCGGCTACCGTAACGATCAACGGTATGGAAGAAGCCAAAAACAACGGCGAAGCTCAAATCATTGACCTTCTCGAAGGTAAAATCTTCCAAACACAAGAAACCATCATCGAAAACATGAACACCATGTTCCACGCTGATGGCACTGGCAACACCAACAAGGACTGGAACGGACTCACAAACATTGTGAACGATTCCGCTCTTACAGCTAACACCCTTGGTGGAATTGACCCGTCAGTAACAGGCAACGAGTTCTGGAAGTCGCAAGCGACAACCACAACTGGCGCTTTGACTCTGGCGAAACTGGCGACACGCTACAACAGCGTAAGCGTCGGCAACGACCAGCCCACCATAATCATCTCAAAAGCAGATGACTATGAAAGCTATGAGGCTCTGTTAACCAGCAACATCC